ATACAAGATTTGTAACCACTCTTGAAGAGTCTCGTGCATGGCAGTACCAAAGACAAGGTGAATGGATGGGTCAAAGTCTTTGTGACCATCCATATAGGTTAACTTCCATTGTTTAGGGCAGTTCGCCCACATCGTATATTGGGAGTATGATACTTTGGAAACCCCACCTACGTCTTCTCGTATGGAGAGGTTAAACACATTTGATACTTCTGACTTTTTCATATACTCTAATATACAAAATTATGGCGGAACCACCAAATTTTAATGTTATTAAATTGTTAAGTTTTAACAATTACTTTGCCCATTTACCGTTTTGGACTAATTGGGCAATGATACCATATACTGATAAATCTGCATAGGTATCTTGTAGTGATTCACCAACCTCATCTGGCTGACCTAATACTACGAGTTGTTTTAGTCTCTGAACCTTATCGTTCATTCTAAACCATAATCCGGTTAGTGATAATTTTACGTCATCTTTTGTCTCCAACGGAGTTCCAACCGAGATGTTACCTGGTCCGTAGTTTCGTTGTTTTTTACAAAAGGTCTCGTATTGTTCCCACATGATTCTTTTGTACTCTTCCATCATTTCAGGATAAGTATCCTCACAAAATTCTCTTGCGGTCATCTCACCATATATGGGTCTTTCTTCTTCATTAACCCACTCAACTTTAGTCTTTGCTTCTTTTATTATTTCAGCCATTTTTTTATGTCTTTTTTATCTACACCAAACTTTTGAATAATCTCAATTACTTCATCTTTTGATAAAATTTCAAGATAATCCTTAACTTCACGTTCTGATACTTCGAAGTATCGTGTCAAGTAACTCAATACCTTATCATTATACTTGTCACCACCCTTTGCTTTTATATACTTGTCGAATGACTTTTTCTTAGGTAAGACATCCAAGTATAACTTGTATACATCTTTCGGTGAGAGTTGGCCAATGGTATATTGTTGTAACTCATTGACCAACTCAAGAAGACCCATATTCATAGATAGAAATCTATTTACCATATATGGTTCGAAACTCTTTTTGTCCATAACTGAAAGGGACTCCCAAGATGTTTTCTTCTCCTTTATTCCCGAAAGGTGTTGAAATAAGGTCTTAGCTTTCTTTGCTTCCGCCATCTTCAAAAAACTCTTTTGGAGTGAACTTTGGATGTACTGTCCCACATTCATTACAAATGACTACGGGAATAGGTAACATGGATGCTTGACCTGATGGTGACTGAACTGCTGGCACTTCCTTGTACATGGAAACTTCCGTAAAAAATATACCATCACAATTAGGACAAGTTACTGTTGGTAACTTGAATGGGTCTAATTGTATTTGCGGTGCTGGTTGTGCATTAGATGGACCACCCATACTTACTACTTTACCTTTTTTCTTAGCCATAACTTACTTGTTTTCTTCTACCGAAGCCTTACGATACTCAGTAACTAATTTCTTCAACTCACCAATTGCTTTTCTAGCTTGGGTAGATGACTTCTTAGTCGTTCCATTGTGAGACTCGGTGAAGTCTGCAAATAGCTCGGTCATTTGTTCGAATAATTCGTTTGAATTTGCCATAATTTACTTTCCTATTGTTATTAATATATTTAACATCATCGCCATTACGTTGATTTCCTTATCAACTACCATTGCGTCTTTGTACTGACCATCTGCGATGTTTAAGATAGTCTGACCCACTTTACCACTTGCGTAGTTATCTACCTCGTCATAAAGAGAACGATACAATGGTGTAAAATCCTTTAATTTTGAATCATTGATGATTTGTCTGATTTCCGTGAATTGTTCTTTGATGTCACCACTTTTTTGTAAAACCTTAATTACATTATCGGTGTAATTAGCTTGTACAGTAGATGTGGTATCAATCTTTAACTCACCCTTGACAACTTGACGTTGTGCTGCGTTTAGTACTCTACGAATATCAGGATATCCACTATTCACCAACACGGCAAGGTCTTCGTTGTTAAACGTAACACTTTCTTTATTTAAGATTTGGTGTAAACGTTTAGCTACTTCCTTCTTTGATGGAGGTGCAATAGCAAATGTTTGACATCTTGATTGGATAGGGTCGATTACCTTCTCCACATAGTTACACGTTAAGATAAATCGTGTTGACTTACTGAATGTCTCCATAAGATTACGGAGTGCTGCTTGTGCGTTTGGTGTTAAGTAATCAGACTCATCTAATATTACAACTTTCCACTTACGGAATCCCATAGATGATGCGAACCCTCTAATCTTATCCCTAACTGCATCTACTGAGTTTTCATCAGATGCGTTAATGTACATAACATCACAATCAATTTGGTTTGTAATGATTTTAGCGAGAGTGGTTTTACCAGTACCTGCTACTCCATAAAGTAGTAAGTGTGGTACGTCATCATTCTCGATATAAATCTTTACCTTCTCAAGGATATGGTCATTACCTACATAACCTTCTAATGTGTCTGGTCGATACTTCTCAACCCATAGTGAATTACTCATCGTCCTACTTCTTTTAAGTATTGTTTTTTTGCTTCTTCCCAAGACATACCAATGATGTCAAGATAAAATAATGGTTCTGGTTTAATACGACCCTCATCAAATAGTTTAGAGTATCGTTTAATAGCCTTCTTCTTCCACCACCTCATAGTATAATCGTCACCTTCCTCAAACTTCTTCTTTAGTTTCAATTCACTTTCGCCAATCTCATTACGAAGAAACTCATTTCCATTATCATACATCATAGCGAAGTATACACCTCGTTTGAATCCATGCATATAATGACTTTGTTTAATACCCAATTCTTTGAATATCATTGATAGGATACGTTGCTTTACACCTGATACAGGTCCAGCAATCCCATCCTTCTGAGTTGTGTGTCTAGCATACTCATCTGGCTGGTTTTCTTTTAACCATTGATGCCATACATCATAAACTGAATCATCTGGCTTGGTAGCAACTTTACCAGCTGACTCACCCAATGTTTTGAAATGTGGAATACCATTATATTGAGAGTGGATACCATATAGTGAAGTAGTACCTACTGCAATAAGTTCTTGTCCGTACTTTTCTTTCCAATGTTCACGAACGACTGGAGATGTAGTCATACAGGCTACTAACTTACCACCTAAGAAGTTATATCCTAATGGTTGAGTACACACAATAGTACTTGCTATTGTAGTGTGATTCAATCTACCATCTTGGAATTTGTTCTCCTTAGTCCATCCTATATAGTTATCCCTAACTCCCAATGAAGTGACATCAGAACCCAAAGAAACCAACCCCAACATCTTACCACTTACTCGGTCTTTAATGTACATCTTTACATTACGACCTGGATTAGCAGTGAATGACATTGTATGGATTAACTTACGGATTTCAGTCCAACGAGTGGATTCTTTGGAGTCAGTTACAATCTCAACGTATGGGTCAAGGTCCTCAATCTCTTTGATTGTTTGGTCCTTGTTCGTAATGTCAGTAGGTGACCATAGTTGGTCAATATACTGAGCCATTGCGGCTTTCCGTTTCATTGAAGTTGGTAAGTCTGAATTCCACTCATCCCACTTTTTGTAAAGCGTCTGCTCTTCTACTGACATTGACGAAAGGTAGTCCATATTCTCAATGAACTTTTCTTTCTCAACATTATAGTCAAACACCGGCTTCGTTGGTTCTGTGTCCCAAAACTGCATATTACTTAATCTCTACTAAATAGTAATTAGACTTGAATCCATCATGCTCAAATGCAACGTGAGCAAGACCTTGTGGTGAAATCTTCAAAGAAGATGACTTAGCACCACGATTAGCACTTAGAATCTCTTTCAAGTACTTAGCTGAGAATGAAATTGGTTCAACATCACTTTCACACGTACACTCGACATTCATAGAGATTCGGTTAGAGTTGATTTTAGAGTAACCTAAAATTACCTCACCTTTGTTTTCTTTACACGTAAATGTAAACGTGTCTGAATCAGACATAGCACCCTTAGCTTTTGTAAAGGTAGCGATGAAATCACCATCCATAGTTACATTAGATGTAAATGGTGGAAGTTGTTTTAGTTCAGGTACTACTGGAATAACTGAGAGGTCAGCCAACATATAGTTTACTGAAGTTTTACCATCAGAGAATACCAATGCAGCCGTACCTTCGGATACATCAACTTGACTACCCAATACACCAAGTAGACCTTTTAATTGAGATGTGGTATAAACCCCATACTCTCCATTTGGAAAACCAGTCTCTTCACTCTCAACAGTACCCAATAGAGTTTTGTCATCAGAGATGAATGAAACTTGCATTCCGGCGTCAGTAGAATTAACTTTTACTGACTCCACTTCACCACCCAAGTTGTAACGAGAGATGAAACCTTCAATAGAATTCTTTTTCATTGTTATTATTTGTTATTTATTATACTAATATACGAAATTAAATTGGACTATCCAAATTAAAATGAGAAAAATTGTGCTGCAGCAGCAAGGTTGGGATTTGGTTTCTCCCAATTCATTGCTTTGTAGAAGTCATCGAGTTTGTTATTCAACTCCTTCTCCCAAATCAAATCATAGTCAATGTATTGTTCAATGAATGCGTTTATCTCAGGTGGGTCGGAGTGACCAGTAAATCCGGTAGTCTGAAGTCCAAGTGGATTCTTCTTTAGATATACCCACTTAATCTTATCACCATCCTTCATTGGTTCATATTTGTAAGGAGCATCAAACTTCTTCAATAGTTGGTTGTAAGTAAGTGCAGCCTTTACGTGAGCAGGTGTCCCCTTCATGAACTCACCAAGTGCTTGGTCCTTAAACCTATACTTAGACATATCCTTTACAGC